AAATCTTCTGGGTCATTTCCACGCTGGAATGTCCAAGTGCGTGCATCGCAACGAAAGCGTTGTTGTTATTCTCTCGCATAATTCGATGACCGCAATACTTCCTGAGCCTATGTACTGGTCTTCCTCCTTTGACCCCAACATCCCTTAAAAAAGCAGGGAAAGTACGGGTGACCAAGTCATCATTGCCCGGAACGATAAGCCCTTGTCCGTCATCCAATCCCTTGATTAGTTTCCAAAATGTCGGATCGCATGGTCGGACTTGTACGCTACCACCGCACTTCGGATTGTGTATGCGTACCAGGTGGTTGCCCGCCTCATAAAAGTCATCATACTTCGCCCGCAAGATTTCACTACTCCGCAACCCTATACCATAGGCGAGCAAATATGCCTTGTACATTTCGGGTTTGGAAAATGCAAGGGATTCGCAAGCGCTGACAAACCCATTCTCTTCTTTGTCGCACGGATCGAACGGCTCGATGCGTACACCCGGCAAGCTCAAGCCCACCCAGTTGTCAAAGTATTGGGTGGGTATGCCACGATGCTTGTAGAAATTGAGCCAGCGCTTGCTGAACATACTCCTTGCTTGTCGCATGTTGTTTGCTCCACTTGAACCATTGCGTAGAAGATAGTCCTCGCAGACGGGGAGTCCGTTCTTTGCTTTCTTTGCGAATGAGCGAATGTCATTCAACTCTGGATCAATCCCGCAATCGATAAGGATTTGGCGCATCCTTGCGCAGTTGCCCTTTTTGGTCTTTGCCTTGGGGTTTCTACCTACTGGCAGATCGTGCCAATGGTAAACCCTAATAAAATCCTCAATGCGTGGGTAAAGCTCTGCCTTGTCATTCATGTTGAACACAGAGGTACACAAGCCTACCCTTGTGTGTCAACAGGTTTTTTTGGAATTATTTATCGAGCTTAGAAAATATCATCTTGAACTGGGCCAGAACGTTTAAGTTGAATAACTCTTTTTTGTCTCTCCAAGTTCTCCATGATCTTTGCTCTGTCTTTATCTGACATCCCTAAAATACCTTGAACATAGTCGAGAGTGTAAGGCCCAATTGTAGTGCCTTCTTTCCCCTCTGCGGTTTCTCTTCTAGCTTCTTCCTCAAAAAGAGTCATAATCTCATTTGCATTTTTGCCTTGTCTGGCAAGCCCTACAATAGCATCTTCCAAACTTCTGGATGTTCCTTCTGGGTTTTCTATTTCGTAAGCTTCGTCAGGACTAAGCAATCCTTTCGACATCATCATGTATCCCACCTTATCCACGATTCGATTCTTTTGTAAAATGCTCGTAGGTTTAGTAAGCAACTCTTTCATCAAAACAGGGTCATGCATTGCTTCGGACATAATTTTCCTCAAACTCAAATTTGGCATTTTGTCTATGAAATTTTGTCCGACCTTTGAACCGATGTGAGCAACTATTAATCCGTGACCAATATTCCCGGCAACTGGGCTTAGAGACAATATCGAAGCACCACCAAGTCTGCCAAGTATGTTAGTGAACATGTCTGAATCAGGGGGGATACCAGGCATTATGAAACCTTCACCTCTTCGGATTAAACTTTTTTCAAATTCCGATGCACGGTTTGCCATTTTTTTTATGCCGTCAACCTGTCTTTTCGTCAAAAGCCTGCTTGATACAAGGTCTTGTTCAAGCGTGGTTCTTCCTTGTTTTTTTGATAACAGTTCCAGCATGACGTTCCCACTAATCAAATCATTGCCTTCAACCTTTATCACACTCTTGTTGAGTAATGCGTCGATTATAGAGTGTTCTACCCCCTCCTTTGCCAAAGCATTGTCAACATTTTGAACTTTTTTTTGCGTTAGATTGTATATCCTGCGCAAATCATTCTGTCTGGTAGATGATTGGAATAACGAACTTGCTAATGCATCAGAAACTTCAGTAGTACCAAGCACCTTGCTCACCATAGATTTTCCTTTGAAATTCTTATATTTATTTTCTACTGCCTGTTTTAACTTTTTGACTACATGGGCTTGGTTTTCTGTAGTTTTTAAAACATCAAATATCCCAAGTTGCCTCAAACCATCTTCATGTTTAGTTAAAAATCCTCCCAGTTTTTCCAAGTCTACTTTGCCGCTTTGACCAACCACGTCGTTTGCCATTGCAAAGTAAAACTTAGCCAATGGATCAACCATGTCCTTAGAATAATTAGCTTTAGCTCCTGCTTCTATTAAATCATTGAATGAATTATACGCTCTTTGCGACCCACCCATGAGCAACTTGTCCAAAACCATGTCAGGTGCTGTCAATCCTCCCTGTCCACTTCTTCTAAACATTTGACCAACTGGTTCTAATTTAAGAAAGTCGTACCTGTTTATTGTTGCTTGATTTGCTACCCTTAATTGCACCGATAAAGCCGGAATAGAGTTTAGATCATTTAGTAATCCGTTTTCGATCTGGTGCAATCTTCTTGCAAGGCCACGATCAGGATTATCTCCCCTCATTGCATTTCTTATCTGTTTGCTTATTTCAGAACGAGCATGCAACAACTGTCCAGAATTTATCCCTCCTATTTCTTGGGCGCTTTTAGGCTCTTGTAGTTTTCGTAACACGCTAGGCAACTGTATCCCTTGAAGACCACTTTCGTCGGAAGCAACTTTCAACAAGGCATCCTCCGTACTAGCTGGTAATACTTGCAAGTTTTTATCAAGACCGTTCCATAAATTATCTTCCGTATCCCTAAGTGTTTTATACGTCGCATCTAGAATATTTTTAATATCCTTAGCACTTTCTGCCTTTCCTTTTTGAAAAGACACTCCACCAATTTTGCTTTTCAAACCAGCTTCAAGTGCTTGAATTTTATTTAATTGCTTTTGTACGTGCGCGCTTGTAGTAAGATTTAATTGATCGATTCTGAACTTTGCTATTTCTCTAAGCAATTCTGGGTCAGGATTATTGATGCTTGAAACAGCACGGAACATCCTGTTCATCTCTTCTATGGATTTCTTTGTTTGCAAAGCTGCTTCCTTGCTTATTTTCTCATCCCCATCAATCAAAGACCGTTCTATGGCAAGCAATGTTTCGTCACCTGTTGCCAAGCCCGGAGAGAATGCACCCTTGGTATCCTTTCTCCTGTAATGTGGGTTTTGTTTAAGAAACTTTTCTACAAAGTCAGCCAATGCCTTTGGATCGTCCCCTGCATTTTTTACCCCAGATTGAAATATTTTTGCAACTTGGTTAACATCACCACCGGGCATAAATCTAGTACTTAGAGCATTAATTAGACCCTCGGTTTTGCCAAATGATATAACGTTAAGTAGTTTTGCCGTACCCATTGCGGACAATGGCAATATTGCAGGAGAAGCCCCACCCAACAAAGAACCTGTCATCCTAGAAGTTGGATCACCTGGATCAACAGATTCTCCAATTCCAGCACCTATCCCTGATAAAACCGCTATTCCAGATTCCAAACCTGCGGTCAAACGCGGGTCTTTTGCGGCCTGCCCCACGTACATGTTTATGGGATTAGCGCTTTTCATTAACCTCTCTATCTCCATCAATTGCTTGCCCCTTGCAAATCCTGCAACTGGAAAATAAAGACCCATAGAGTATCCAATTTCCTCCCCAGCAACAGCAAAGGGTCTTGTTGAATAGGGCATATCCCCAACCCCACGAATAGAATCTTCCGGCTGGATTGTTTTTTCTGGGGTTTGTGCATAATATCCAAACCCAGCGGATTGCGTTGCTCTTCTAAGTGCGCGCGATCCAAGCGCTGGTTCTTCAGAACCCAAACCAACAAGGCCAAGCCCGCCACTTACTATATCTACGGGCGCTCCAAGTATGGTTGCCGCCGCTTCATTAAACCCTCGCCCAGTAGCATCAATACTCTTCATTACTGATGGATCATCAACTGCTTGCGCCATCATGTCCGCATTCAATTTTGCTCGTTCAGCGTTCTTTTGATTGCGCTCTTGCAAAACTTTTTTGTACTCGGCAGAACCTAAAAATCCTTGATTCTCGATCAAATATTTATCCAGTCTTTTTACATCTGAATCCAAGCGAATAGAATCAATCTCTAAGTCCGTTTTTCCTCTATCTTTAAGTTCTTGTAAAATTTGTTCTCTAGTAAAATCCATGAGTACAACCTGTCTTGCCAGTTATTGTGATTGATTCAATCGCATCAATAGCTCATCATCAGAAAGATTTTCGATACCACTACTGGGTGTTTGATCAGTTACGTTAGAATCAATTGTTACTCCTCCCCGATTTAATATGTTTTGTATACTTGGGGATATTCGACTTCGCAAAGGATCGAGTGATTGAAGCAATACCTCGTATAATGGTTCTAGCATCCTTAATTTGTCACGCGCGTCGCCCCATGCTTCTAAATCATCACTAGGGGATAAAGTTTCTGAAATCCTACGAGTATTAGCTATATCCGTTTTCATCATCTCAACCAATTTGCGCAATTTTGACATGCCTACTTCTGGGTCATCGGTAGCCAATGGTATGCTTTCCTGTACAATTTGCATCGTGTAATTGGATGGTTTTGAACCAATCTGCTTCACCATACCGGGCAGCACGATACTTCTAATCGCGTCCAAGTTAGCTTTTTGATCAATTCTATCTTTGTCAGTAAATGGTATGGGTGAATCTGCTGTAGCAAAACCAAGATACGTACTTAATGAGTTTGCAAAATTGCGTACCTGCCCTTCTAAAGTTCCACCAAACGCTTTCTGTGCTACTACAGGAGAAACGGGTGAGCCACCTATTTGCGACTTATCAATTGCTTCTCTATCCTCATCAGTCAATTCTCCTACGTTTTCAATTTGCGTACCAACCACAGAAAGTTGACCTGTCTTAGAATTCATTCTGAGCAATTTGCCTCTTTCATCCATAAAATACCCTGGTAGTTGTGTACCCCTATTATCACGCACAGGCGTTATTTGTGTTGATGGGTCTAACTCTTTTTGCTCTCGGAGAGTGGGGGGTGGTGGAATATCAAACCCTTTTCCTATTTCCTCCTCGTAGTTAAGAAAATGCTTGTCCCTTGGAGTTATTACGTAATTGGGGTCGGCAATTTTCGATTTTATTTCACGAAGAATATCTTTGTTGTTGTCTCTAATATTTTTTTGTTGTGCAATTTTCCTAATCTCCTCTTGTTCAACAGGATCAAAAGGTTTAATTGGATCACCCCGCAAAATTGCGTCTGCTTGCCTAATTAAATTTGCCTGCTGTGGGGTTTGCTCACCTGCTTCCTCTGCTGTTTGTGCCTCAATCAATGCTTCAATGTTTTCAGTTCGCGCGGCTTCTTTTCGTTTCTCTTCAGCTTTTTTCCGTTCCTCTTCAGCCAGTTCAAAACGAGTTCTTAAAGCACGAATCTTATTTTCCATTTGCTTTTGTTCATTAAGTTGCGCCCTTGCTAATGAACCTGCCAGATTTCGCATGTCTGGGATTGAAGCATTTCCTTTTTGAAATTTTTCGATGAGTAATTGATTCTTTTTATCAATGTCTTCATTGCCAGTTTGCGTCAGACTGTTTCCGTAGTTCAAAATATCCTGCTCAATCTCCCCGGTAAGCTTGGCACGCTCCTCCTTATTCAACTGGTAAGTCTCAATCGCCTTGGCGGCTTCCGCTCCCAAGCCTGCAAACATTTGTCCTTGCGCGCGTCCAGCCTCCATGATGGGGCGTGTATCTATCCGCCCAAGGGCTGATCCGTAATCTCCAGTAAAAAATGGTCTTCTCGCCATGTCGTTATCTCCTTATCTTAGTATCCATCCACAAACGAATGCGTGCCTTGATCCTTGGTTTGTCGCTTATGAACTTTGCAAACCTATCACCAAATTTTATATAGATTGCCCTGAACCAACTTGGTGATTCATTGAGCATCCATTCTCTGAATAGCAACCATGCAGGATTGTGCATTCCGTAAACTTCTCGCGCTACCCAGCAAAAGCCAGCAAATAAAGTTGCACCTCCGCCTGCCGCCGCACCTGCACCGCCCAACGCCCCACCAGCCAATGATCCCAGACCTCGGAAAATTCCAGATTGAGCAGTCGCTCGCGCGGATTGATCGGCAATTGCCATGTTTGCGGCATTGGTCGCTTGGTTCTGTATGAACCCAAGACCAGCAGTCGGATTCAAGTATTGCGGGCCAGATTCCAATCCGTATCCAGCCTGTCCAAGTATCTGGGATGCTTGCCCGGTAGTCGGTGTTCCAGGTCTGCCAAGGATCGCAGTAAACGGATCGAGTTGATTCTGTTGACGCAAAGCAAGCTCACGAAAGCGCGTGCCTGCTTCCTGTCCAAGAACGTTCTGTGCGAATGCGCGGTTTTGCATACGTCTTTGATTGTCCTCAAGCACACGCGCTTGGGCTTCTTTGATTGCTTCGCTCTGATCAAAAGTACGGCCCATCATGGTCGCTCGCGCACGGGCGGCTTCCGCAATTTGTCGCTCTTCTCTAGGGGTCAATCCGCCTTGCAAGCCAAGCAATGCTTCGTTCGTCAAAGTCTCTCGCAAGCCTGCCCCGCTTGGCGTGCCTGCTTGAGCAAGACGGGCGGTAAACGGATCACCAGCATCTCCCATAGGACCAGCCTCTCCAACATCTCCGGCAACGCCTTGAGCTTGTTCTGGGAAAGTCTCACGCAATTGATTCATGCGTGATTCAAACTCATTTTGTATGGTATCCGTAGTCATGTTCGGATCGAACACCCTTCCCCCTGCTTCTTGCTCTGCAAGTTGCGCAAGGTCGGACTGTTGGTCTGCCATTATCTCATTCAATGCGGATTGATAAGGATCATCCTTTGCAGTAACTGGGGCGGCTTCCGTGTCATCCGCTTCCCCCGCTCTTTGTTCAGCCATATCCCGCATGAACACGTCCTGCATACCACCAACTTCTCCAATGGTGTTCATCAAGTTCTCGTCACGAAATGCGTCCATGACGTCCTTGAATCGGGGAGCAAGACGCTCGACGTCGGCAAGGTCGCGCTCACGCCTGCGACTAAGCTGGGCTTGTCCGATATCCTCAGTCAATGCAGATAGACCAAGAAATTGTCCAGACTCGTCAAATCCAGCAGTCCTGTCTTCCCCAAGCAATTGCCTTCGGTCACCAAGCAAGTCAACCATGCCGGTAGTGGTACGCACGGTCTGTCCCTCTTCTAGTGGTTCACCAGTATTCGGATCAGTAAAGGTAAAGCTTTGAGCAACCACACTAGCGTCTCCACCTGCATCATTGATTGCGTTCTGCATCGAACTAAGCTCAGAAGTAGCTTGGCGAAGAACGTCTTCTGGTCGCATCTGTTCACCCGCAACTACGGATTCATCCAAGCCACCAATAGTACTGGATACTCCTCCAGTTTCGACGTCTATGATCTGATAAGTCGGAGGGACGTATTGTTGGAAGTCTCCTCTCCCACCCATCCCTTTTGCTTCCTGACCAGGATTGGTCATAATCAATTGATACCTTCCTGCTCCCGCTTCTATCGGTTCGCCCTGTTCATCAGTTGCAACCTGTCCATCAGGGATTCCAAACCTTCCTGTTTCCGGGTCTTGGACTACCCTTTGCTCCCGTCCAAGCAGAGTCCTGCGAAGAATATCAGTATCAGTCTGCGCGGTCTGTTCCCTAATCCTGCGCTCTAATGGGAGCAAGCTTTCCAAGCTACCCGTTTCCGCAAAGTCACCAGTTCCCCTAAGTAACTCTGATTGCGCCTTGAGGGCCTCTGCAAGCCCTTCTCCATAAGACGGTTGCGCAGGATAATTTATTTTAGGACTACTCATTTTACATTCTCCTTCTCACTTGATCCAAAGTGTACCACTTAACTGGTTTGTTCTTAACGTGCCTCATCCATCCCACCCAAGGGAGCGCATAAGGTATTCGACTGATAAATTCTCCAACCGCTCCGTCCCCGACTGCGGTTCTTACGTACCATGCATTGGGGTTCATAACGTCCCATTGTCCGTCAGGATCACCACCATCCTTTCTTACCGGCTTGCCAAGCAACAAGCTATGCGGGGTCTTGAACACGTATCCGTGGGCCATGTACACGCTGATATCCTTGAACATATCAATCCCGATATCCTCGTACAATTCCTTCGCTTGATCGAATACGTTCACGTGCTTACCGTCGCTCCCAATGCAATGCGTTTCCATGCCGTCCCATCGTCTACTGCTAGGCACTTGCTCCCACCATCCCCATCCGTACAGAAGACCAATCTTCCAGCAGTACCCGCAGATGGTAATGCGCTCACCGCATAGCTCGGAAGAGTAATCAATACTCCACTCATAGTACCACCCGTTACTGCTATCGAATTGCTCGCTTGCGTGGCTATCGATCCCAGACCAAGGTTTGTGCGTGCGTTGCTGGCGGTAGTTGCGTTCGTTCCTCCGTTGCCGATGCTGATAGGTGTGGCTACGCTCACGCTCGGAGTGCCTAGAAGGTTGAGATTGGCGGCGGTTATTTCCACCCCAGTTGCGAAAGTAAAACCCCTCGTTACGCTCCCTGAAATTGCCATTATACATCTGTTCGTATGTTAAGCCCATGCGCGATTGCTTGCAAGGACACGTGTCGAAATTTCGGGCGACCAGCAGTTACGTTAATCTCAACGTTCGCACCAATCCCACGGATTCTACCACTCCCGAAACGAATGACGTCATCACCACCAGCAGGCCCGGTATAACTAAGCACTTGATTGTTCAGATTGTCCGGGTCGTCACCATTGACTTCTATGGTCATTGCATCATTCTCTGCGGTATCTACCCCAAGCTGTCCGCGCCTCCATCGCTTGACCGATTGATCACCAAAGTTGTAGTTCCTGGTGACTAGCTTGGCGCTGATTGCAGTAGTATCGTCTTCGGAACTGCTCCCAATCTTTCTATTGCTGTCATCCAGATTGTTTTCTTCCATCAAGTACCACCCTGTCGGATTGCAAGCGAACAGTCTGCGAAGGGTAGGATTGCTTCCGTGCGAACAGATTACCCAATCATCGACTTGGAATGCCAGACTGCCAAACATTGCAGGGTAGGAATCTACGCTAATCCAAGTAGAAGTGAGCAAATTGTAAACGAAACATCGGTTCGGCTTGGTAGATGACCCTACTGGGACTGCCAGGTAGTACTTGTTGTCA